ACTCTTCATGGATCTCCAGAGCTTGTATATTTTGTAAGTAATGCTTACAATAAAGTGAAAGCTGTGTGGAAGAAGAACCCAGATGATTATACAATCTTCTTAGAAGAAGGAGAATACAAACTTGTACATAAAGATAATCTAACCAAGATTGTACCTCATACAACAACCACATGTCCTGATTGCTTAGGTGATGGTGGATGGGAAGATGAAGATGCTTGGGAAGATGGAGAATGGGTAGAGTGTGAAAGATGTGATGGAACAGGTGAAGTGGCAGAATACACTTATAATGAAGAATGGCCTATAGACCATGGACAAAGAATTGGTACACTTACAGAAATCTATTTAGATCTTCCTAATAGAGAAGAGAATAGATTCACTGATAACTGGACTCAAACATTTGACATTCGTGTAGGACAAGTTGTAAGCATGCCTAAAGAAGAATGTAACTGGAGTACACAAGATTGTGCTACAGCAGGTCTTCACTTTGCAGGTTATACAGCTCCTTATGTTCTTTGTGGTGATACTACAGTTATGACTCTTCATAATCCTATGAAGGTGGTTGGTATTGGTACAGAGAAAGGTAGATGTTGGGAATATCTTCCATTCATGTTAACCACTGTTGCTGAAGCTGATCAAATCATGAATGATAGAAGCTTTGATTTCTTACAACTGGATGAGCAATATGCTATTCGTGAATTGGAAAGCTTAGCTGAAAAAGCAAAAGAAGGATTTGCAACTGAAGCTAAGAAACATGAGTTCAATATGCCTTCTATATCAGCAGCAGAGATTAATGCTATTGTATTGAATCTTAATGAGATGAAAGCCAAGATTACCAATCGTGTGAACACGATTAAGTAATAATAATATAGTTGTGTCGCAAATTTATGCTATATTTGCGACATAACTTAATTATAAACAATATGGCGAAGAGAGTGTTAGTCCCAAAGACAAGATGCAGTGGTACAATGAGTGAGGCAGCCTTCTGGAGCTTCATAAGAAGTGCTTTGAGACAAAAGAGTAGATGGTGGAAGCCTATATCAGTATGTAAATTAAATGCACGCAGAGATTACAAAGGACCTAGTAAGCGTCAGAAGTATGAATATCAATGCAACAAGTGCAAGACTTGGACTACTGAAAAGAATATTAATGTAGATCATATCATTCCTGCAGGAAGCTTAAACACATCACAAGATCTACCACTATTTGTGGAGAGATTGTTCTGTGAACAAGATAACCTACAAGTGTTATGTACTACATGTCATGATAAGAAAACATTAAAAGAGAAACAAGCTAAAAAGAAATGATAACATTATATCAATACTGTGACAAGTGTAAGGACACAAAAAACTTTGATCCAGAGACACTAAAATGTAAAACCTGTAATAAACAAAACAAATGAGTTTAGACGTAACATTATATAGAAATTACCATGTCACTTATGACGAGGGTAAAACATTAGAACCACAAAGAGAATCTTTGTATAATGCAAACATTACACATAATCTAGGAAAGATGGCTGAAGCAGCTGGTTTGTATGAAGCACTATGGAGACCACATAGATTAAAAGAAGGATATGATATTCCTGAAGATGAGTATGATGAAGAATATGATTTTGAAAAAGCTAACCCTGTAAAAGCAAATGAAATAATTGACATTATAGAGAAAGGATTAGAAGATATGATAGCTAGACCAAAACATTATGAAAAGTTTAACAGTCCAAATGGTTGGGGAATGTATCATAACTTCGTACCTTGGATAGAAGAATACCTTAAAGCATTAAAAGAGTACCCAGAAGCATTTGTTGAATGTGATAGATAAAATTATGGAGAAACAGATAATACTCAATAGAGTACAATGTAGAGAATGTGGAGAAGTCTTAACATCATATCATAGACATGATTACAAAACATGTGGCTGTACTAATGAAACAATGATAGATGGAGGAACAGATTATCAACGCTATGGAGGATTAAATCTTGATTTAGTTGATACTAGTTCTACTATATATCTATCAGATGATCATGAAATGAACAGAAGTGCTGCACATTGGGGCAATAGAGGTAAAGATGGTAAATCACCACTATCCTATAAATCAGTAGCAGATATGTCAAACCAACATATCATTAATATACTTTTAGATATGAATGGAAGAATTGCTCCATGGATAGAAAAAATTATGGATGATGAAATGTTACATCGTATAAACAATAATATAATAATAAATGACTAACGCAATAACAATAAACAAAGAGCCTGCTTTTCATGAAATATTTCATGAGGGACATGTTGAACATGAAGGAAAATATCATCATTTCTGGCTAGTGCATCCACAAGGATTGGATGTTAATGGACATCATTACGAAATAGAAATTAGATGGTTCTTCAGTAGAGTACCAAGGGAGATACGAGCTTTGTATCCACAAATTATAGAAGCATTTAAACAAACATTATGAACATATTTAAAGTGATACCAATAGATGTGTATGGGCATGATGTAGTTGTGTCTATAGGACAATCAGATGAAGATCTTTATGAACATATCAGAGAGAATATATCTAAGAAGAAGTTTGATAAAAGAATGACTAATCAAAAAAGTATAGCCACTACATTTAAACTTAAAACTGGATGTATTCTTATAAGATTTAAAGATGATATAGATAACCCAGGGATTGTAGCTCATGAAGCCTTTCATGCTATTGTATATCTATTTGAAAAGATAGGTATAGAGTTTGCATATGAATCAGAAGAAGCTTATGCTTATTCATTGGAGTATTTAACTAATCAAATATTAAAAATTAAAACAGAATCATGATAAAAGGAGTAGCAAAAACAGAAGCTCAATATAGAGCAGTGCTTATGTTTAAAAAAATGTTATAAAAAGTTTGGTAGATTAAAATATTTGTATTACATTTGTATAACAAAAACATATACAAATGAAAAATCAAGAAACTATCTTACTTCGTATAAATGGGGAAGTAAAAGAAAAATTAGTTAAAAAAGCTGAATCATTAGGACTTAGCCTATCAGCGTACATTAGATTAATGATTATTCAAGACTTATTAATATAATGGCAATAGTTTATCAACACATCAGATTAGACACAAATGAAATATTTTACATTGGTGTCGGTGCAACTTTGAAAAGAGCTTATTCTAAAACGTGTAGAAATTCCTTTTGGAAAGCAGTTATAGATAAAACATCTTATAAAGTTGAAATTTTACATAATGATATAACTTATGAGGAAGCTTTGTTAATAGAAATTTCTTTAATAGAATTAATAGGTAGAAGAACTTTAAACAAAGGACCATTAGTAAATATTGATGCAGGAGGTAGAGGAAGTGCAGGACATAAACAATCAAAAGAATCTATTGAAAGGAGAAGACAAAAAATGCTTGGTCATAAAGTTTCTGAAGAAACTAAAGAGAAATTAAGAATTTCTAATTTAGGTAAAAAAAGATCTTCAGAAACTAGACAAGCTAATAGAATTGCAAATTTAGGAAAGAAACTTTCTGATGAGCATAAACTTAAAATTTCAAAAGGTTTATTGAACAATAAAAACAAAGCGTTATACAAAAAAGGAAAAAAAGTTATTAATACTGAAACTAATGAGATATATAAATCTATGTCTATGGTTGCTAAACTTTTTAATATACCTATAGAAACACTTAGAAGAAGATTAAATAATTCTTCTGAAAAATGTAAACCCTTTGAGTATTTAACATAACAGAAATTAAAAATATGATAACAAGTAAAAAAAGAACAGAAGAAGAATATAGAAAAGTAAGTATGGATAGTTCTTCATCTTTAAAAATGTTTTCTGAGAACAGAAAAAAATATTATAAACGATATTATTTAAATGAATCTGTAGAAGATAAAGACAATACATCTATTAACATGGGTAAGTTGGTTGAGTGTATTTTAATGGAACCTCATTTATTTGATGAGAAGTTCTATATGTCATCTTGTGCTTCTACACCAACAGGACTTATGTTAGATTTTGTTGAAGCATTATATCGTGTAACAAGAGATTGTACAGATGAAAATGGTGTAGTGACAAGAGATTTTACAGAGATATCACAAGAAGCTTATACTATATCGGGATTTAAGATTAAATATGAGGCTGTAATAGGTAAGTTCTTTGGATCTGATGCTGAGATCTATTATAATGAAATACGAACTGTTAGAAGCAAGAATTTAACTGTCATTAATACAATGGAAGTATCTATTGCTGAAAAGATTGTTGAGCAGTTAAAGACTAATAGCACTACAGGACCAATTGTAAATCTAGTAAACAGTAGTAGATATACAGTGATTGATCAAATGCAAGTAGAAGGATATACAATTGATGGACATTTGTTTAAGAGTATGTTGGATAAAGTGATAATTGATCATGATAAAAAGATTATTCAACCATATGATTTAAAATGCACATGGAGTGTAGAGAATTTCTATGAAGAGTATTATCTTTACAGAAGAGCATACATCCAAGCTTATTTGTATTTTCGTGCAATGTTACATTTAGCAAAAGATCCAGAGAGTGAGTATTATGGATATACAGTGGAGTTCTTACAATTCATTGTGTGTGATTCAACCAACTACTATCAACCATTAATCTACACTCTTGATAAGTCTGATATGCTAGCTGCATATGATGGATTTGTACATAAAGGAAGGACCTACCCTGGTCTACAAGATATCATTGCTGCACTTATATGGTGTAAAGAAACAGGAACGTGGAACATAAGCCACAAAAACTATTTATCTAATGGAATAGTTAACATTAAGGGATAGAACATGGAAGTTAAAAAGAATATAACTAGTATCTTTATGGTACCCACTCTTCGGGTACCAAAGGATGCTTTAAGAACTAATGGATTTATAAATGGATACATTAAAGATGAAAGAATGCAACATGATTATAAAGATTCTATATATCTGCTATTTAAGCCTGATAATTTGGATAAGTTTAGGGAGTTCTTAGATGGAGAATATGAAAGAACTAAATCCATAATAGAAGATTATGATTATGAAGATGGATTTGTTGTAGTTGTATATCAACTCAATGAAAGATTCAAGCAAGACTTTGAACTTGTTAAACAAGGTAAGTATTCTAAAACATCAAAAGCATTCCAAAGTGAATTCCCTAAGTCTGTTAAGATTATCAAATCAGGACTAAGCAAAGATGAGATAAGTCTTCAATTGAGAATATTTAAGAAGAGCGCAGATCTTATAGAGTTCTGGGAAGATAAAATAGGTATTACGTTTGAAGATGATTTTGAAGTGTGGAGTGGTTGGGAAGAAGAAAATGAAGTATTAATAATTGATAAACTAAAACAACATGTATAATAAAGAAATATTAGATTTAATAATAAAAGAACACGGTGTAGAGAAATCTGCTATATTCTGTGAAATAGCTGCAATGATGTATGATATCAAATATCAAGCATCTAAAGCAAAGGAACCGTTAACTGAGTTTGATTTTGAAAGAGTGTGGTGGATAGAAGCTGCAGCATTATTACATGAACAATTAATAGAAGAATAATAATATGAAAGGAATCGATTTATTAAATAAGCATACAGCATCAGCTGAAGTGATTAGAGCGTGGTTTTTAGAAAAGATGATTGAATCATTACAGACATCAGATGTTCCAGATGATTTTAAGAATATGATGAGAGAAACAGGTATAGAAGATGACAAACTAGCAATAATGATTGATGCCAATCCTAGAATGTTATTAGATGTATTTGATGATAATGATATCATAATAGAGAACTCTTTATATCCAGATGGGACATTTACAATCAAGATAGGTAATCAAGCTACTACACAATCTTGGAAGACAAGAAAAGAAGCAGAATTGTTTGCTATAGAAGCTGCATTTGAAATCTTAGAGAACAAACTATCTCCAAAAATAGAAGAGAATAATTAGGAATAATCAGGGAGATGAATTATATTTGTCTCCCTATAAATTAAAAATATGAGAACAAGTAAAGAATTTAATGATAAGTATGCGGCTTATTTAGAAGAAGGACATTATGGAATGTCTATTGATGAACCTTCTATATTAACTTATGTTGATCAGGTGTTTAATGATCTTACATGGATCCCTGGATTTCAATTTAGTCAAATCAAAACTAAATATGGATTAGCTAGGGTGTATACAAATCTTTATGAACTAATGCCTTTTGTAGGTAGAATCATTGATCAAGAACTCGAAGACAAGATCAACTTTATTCTAAAGGTGGAATATGAGTTAGAAAATAGATTAGCAAGTTTAAACCTAGACAAAGATGGAAAAAGTATTCAACCAGTTTAAGAATATGTTGATAGTGCACCCTAAGTATAAGGGATATGTATGTGGATATAACGATAGTCACATCATTCTAGCTATAGAGAGCACCAGCAAAGACTTCTTCAGAAAAATGCATAATCCAATCATCATGGAAGAATATAAAGATGCTAAGTATAGATATGCATTTGAGGATGAAAGAGAACTTATAAAACAATCTCAAGATGGGGAATACAAGAAAGCTAGCTCTAAAAACTAAACTTCTTATATATGAGTTCAAAGAAAGATATCCAGCATTATCTCCAGAGGAAATAATTGATATATTCAGTTTAGATCCAAAGAGAGTGCATCAATTATTTGATGAGGAATATATAATAGTTCCTTCTAAAATGAATAGACAATGAGTGAAGATAAAAAAGAGTTTATAGAGTTTAGAGACTATTACTTAGAGGATGGAAGAATTCATTTCACTAAGGAGTATCTATTAAAGACTAAGAAGCAATGCTGTGGTAATGAATGCAGACATTGTCCGTATGACAAGTGTGAAAAAGGTAATACATCACTTAGAACAAGTGAATAAAAGTTCTGTTCTGTTATGTTTTTTTTAAATTGTGAAGAAAGAGCCCTATAGCAATATAGGGTTTTTTTGACTATTGACTATTAATAGTCAAACCTACTTTTCACCAGAACATATCAGAAATACCTATTTTTCACCAACAATACCTATTTTGTCCCAAATTTACAGAATATAAGGGACCAATTGTGGATAGATAAACCCTAATTTATGGGGTCTATCTTACCACAAAAGGTTAGGAAATAACACAAAAATTTATTATCTTTAAACAATTAAAACAACTAAATAATGGCAGGAAAAAAAGTAGTAAAAGAAACTAATAACAAGTTTCAAGAAGCAGTTGACAACCTTAATAAAAAATATGGGGTTGGTTCAATATTAGCGTTAGACTCTAAAGCAGGAGGTGATTATGATGTAATCAGTACAGGAAGTATTGGTTTTGATCACATCACACTTGGTGTAGGAGGATTTGTAAAAGGTAAGCTGTATGAGCTTATGGGATGGGAAGGTACAGGTAAATCTACAATATGTGGACATGCTGCAGCTGAATGTCAAAAAGCAGGAGGAACTGTTCTATATATAGATGGTGAGCATGCTGTTGACAAGAACTATTTCAAGAAACTAGGAGTGGACACAACAAAGATGTTGATTGCTCAACCATCATGTGGTGAGGAGGGATTCAACATTGCTATGGAAATGATTAACACTGGAGAGATTGATCTAGTAATCATAGATAGTGATAGTTCACTTATACCTAAGAAGATGCTTGATGGTGATGTAGGAGACTCTACAATCGGTAGAAAAGCATTATTGAATAGTAATGCTTATCCAAAACTAAAAGGTGCTTTATCACAACATAATGTATGTGTTATCGTAATATCACAATATAGAGAGAAGATTGGTGTTATGTTCGGTAATCCTACAACAACACAAGGAGGACATGCTCTTAAATTCTACAGTGATGTAAGAATAGAAGTGTCTAGAACATTAGCTAAAGATGGTGATGTAAACTATGGTAATATCACTAAGCTAAAAGCTATCAAGAATAAAATGTCTCCTCCATATAGAAAATCAGAGTTTGAGATTGTATATGGTGTAGGTATAGACAAACTTGATGAGATGATGAGTCTTCTTAATGAGTTTGAACTAGGACGTAAGTATGGTAAAACTATGACAGTGGATGGAACTAAGTATGACTTAGAAGAATTCAAACAGTTGGTAGTTGATAATCCAGAGTTCTATGATGAACTTAAAGAGAAGATTGTAGCTGCAATCAATCAAACTGATATTCCTGTTGAGGAAGATGTTGTAGAAGAAAAAGAATTAATAGCACCATGTGCAAATCACAGTTTGTTTAACGAAGAAGAACTATAATATGAAAACATTTAGAGTGATATATCTTCCTTATGGTAGAGAAGATAAAGAGTGGATGGATGTAGAAGCTGTTTCAAAAGAAGCAGCTATTAATAACTTCCGTGCAGGAATAATACTTAGAGTAGAATGATAATAGGTATAAATGGAAAGATAGGTGTAGGAAAAGATCTTACAGGTAAAATTATTCAATATTTAACATCTGACTACAAAGATAAATATAATTTTGTAGAATGGATTGATAGAGTAGAGAATTATGGATCAAATACATATTCAAAATTTGAAGTGAAAAAGTTTGCAGGGAAGCTAAAACAAATAGCTTCCCTTCTCACTGGTATTCCTGTAGAGGATTTTGAAGATCAAGAATTCAAGAAATCATATCTTGGAGCTGAATGGGGAACAGTGCAACAAGTACCACTTAACTCAATACCACCATTTGCTGACATACAGTTTAATGCATTAATGTCTGTAAGAGAACTTCTTCAGAAGCTTGGTACAGAAGCTATACGTGATGGATTACATCATAATACTTGGGTGAACGCATTGATGTGTGATTATAAAAGACCAAAGATGAGTGAGTACAATCCAAGCAATTGGATTATTACAGATGTTAGGTTTCCTAATGAATTAGAAGCTGTTGTAGAGAAAGGTGGAATCACTATTAGAGTGATAAGAAATCCAATTATAGTAATAACTCTTGATGGAGAAAAACTAACTTTAGATTATAATGAATGGTTAAAGCAAAAACAATTTTATGAAAATCAAGGTTGGCAATTTACTGAACACCCATCAGAAACAGCTCTTGATGATGCTAAGTTTAATTATGAAATTATCAATGATGCTGGAATACCAGAATTAATAGAAAAAGTTAGACAAATATTAATAACAGAAAAAATTATATGACTTTAGCAATAGATTTTGATGGTACAATCTGTGAACAGAGCTTTCCTGAAATAGGAAAGCTTAAACCAGATGCTGATCTATACATTAGAAAACTTTTTGAAGAAGGACATAAGATTATCATTAATACATGTAGATCTGGTAAATATGAGGGATGGGCTCAAGATTTTCTTGATGTAAATAAGATTCCATATCATTATATAAATAGTAACTTACCAGAGCTTATTGAACATTATGGACAAGATTGTAGAAAGATATCTGCAGATATATACATAGATGATAAATGCTTAATGGGACTACCAGGTAGTTGGGAAATGATTTACACATTAATAAAAATAAAACAACAATTAAAACTAATCGTATGAAAAGTTACAATGAATTAGAGGCCCTTGTTATAGCATGGGCAGAAGAGGAAATATTTAAACCTGTTAAAGATTACGAAGATCATTATAAAATAAGTAACCTAGGAAGAGTAATGTCCATAAACTATAGAGGGAATGGAAGAAGCTGTATTCTAAAGACTAATATAAATAAAAATGGATATGAACAAGTAAGACTAAATGTAAATAAAGTTGGAAAAAATAAAAAAGTGCACAGATTAGTTGCAGAAGTGTTCATAGATAATCCTGAGAATAAAAAATGTGTAAATCATAAAGATAGTAATAAAACTAATAATAATATTAGTAATTTAGAATGGTGTACACATTCTGAAAATACAATTCACGCATTTAAAAATATAACAATATTTAGAGCAACTGGAGAAGATAATTATATTTCAAAATTAAACAATGATAATGTTATTGAAATATATAAATCTATAAAATCTCATAGAGAATTAGCTAAAGAATACGGAGTTACAAAATATACTATAACGTCTATAAAATCAAAAAAGACATGGAAACAAATAACAAAAAATTTATGAAAAATTATCAAGAATTAGAAAAATTAGTCATTGACTGGAGTAGAGAAAAAGGTATTCTAGAGAATGGTACTACAATAGCACAAGCTGGTAAGACCATGGAGGAATGTACAGAACTTATGGTAGCAATTGCAAGACACGATGATGATGAAATTATTGATGCTCTAGGAGACATTCTGGTAACAATCATTATACAAGCAGAGATGCAAGGAGTGAGCTTGACAGAATGTTTAGAGAGTGCATACAATGTAATTGCTAAGCGTACAGGTAAGATGGTAGATGGTCAATTTGTAAAAGATGGAAACTAGTTTATCATTACAGAACATGTGTAAGAAATGTGGAGGGTATAAGTTTGCTCCCTACAATTCTAATACATCAGCTACGGTGAAATTGTGTCATTGTCCTAAATTACCAATAGGTTTTAAACTTAAAAAATTTAATCCTAAAGATCCAAGTCCATTTCCTAAAAGATATAACAGTGATGGCAGTGAGTGTAATGAAGTGTAAAACATGTGGAAAGAATTCTGATAGTGAATTCTGTTTTATACATAAACCTAAAAAGATCTTACGATCAACTGGTAGGAGTTTAACTGGTAAAAAACCACTCAAACCTAAAAATAAACTTCTAGCATATAGGCCTAAAGGATACGAAGAAGTCTATAAAGAAGTATTAGAAATGAGACAGTTCTTTGTATCTATATGGAATAAAAGACCACATAAATCAGAAGTATCAGAAGAATATCTAGGATCTGAACCTATGAGTACATACTTTCATCATATTTTACCAAAAGAAAAGTATCCAGAAGCTTGTTTAGATGAAGAAAATATCGTATTATTGTCCCTTCTTGAACATAGCAATGTAGAAAATGATATGTATAAGTATGAAGAGATTAATGACAGACGTAAACACTTATTAAAAAAATATGAAAGATCCTAACAGAGCAAGGAAGAGTGAGATTAAATACAATGTTATTCTTAACGAAGAACAAAAACAAGCTAAGCAATTAATAATAGACAATCAAATTGTTATTGTTACAGGTAGAGCAGGTTCTGGAAAGAGTTTAGTTGGAGCTATTACAGCGTTAGATTTCTTAAATACTAAACAATGTGATAAAGTGCTAGTAGCTAGAAGTGCCATTGAGGTGGGTAAATCATTAGGATTTCTTCCTGGAGATCTTAAAGAAAAATTCAACCCTTACATGGAAGCTTTAGTAGAAAATCTTTACAAATGTACAGATAGACTTAAAATAGATGAATTTGTAAAGAATGGAAAAATACAAGCTCTGCCTATACAATTCATTAGAGGAAAAACTATAGATGATATTCTTATTGTAGAAGAAGCTCAAAACTTAACTAAAGGAGAAATGGAAGCTATTCTAACTAGACTTGGTACAACAGGTAAAATAGTTATTAATGGCGATAGTTCTCAAAGAGATACAAGTGAGTCTTATACAGGATTAGATTTTGCCATAGAACTTTCTAAACACATTGAAGGAATACAATGGATTAAATTACAAGCTAACCATAGAAGTGGATTAGTAGGAAAAATATTAGATTATATATATGGAAAATAAAATAGAAGTATTAAAATTTAGTGCCACATGGTGTGGTCCTTGTAAAGTGTTAGCATATACATTAAAGGATGTAATTGGTATAACTAACATAGATATTGAAAAAGATATGGAAACAGCTAGAAAGTACAATGTACGTAGTGTTCCTACATTAGTTTTCTTGAGAGATGGCAAAGAGGTGCACAGATTGTCTGGAGCTATGCCATTACAGCAATACAAAGATGTTATTACAGAAATAAATGATGCAAAAGAACTTAACAATTAAATAAACAATCATGATTAAACAATTATTATTAGCTCTATTAGAGCTATTTAGTGAAAACATCACTTCAAAAACAGGTCAAAGAACAAAAGTTAGTGGATTGTTCAGAAGTGGCAAAGAATTTATAGCTTTGACAAAAGGGGAAAAGTTCCCACCATCAATATCTAATGTTTGGACATTAGTAGTAAGTGTATAACAATTAAAAAATCAATATGAAACTATTAGGAAATCGTATCTATTTAGAGATACCAAAGAAAGAAGAAAGCAAACTTATTGTAGATGAGAATACAAAAGAAGCTTTAGAGAAAGAAATGTACAAGAAGATGTCTAGATTGACAGTGCATAGTGTAGGAACAGCCAACATGGATGTTAAAGCAGGAGATGTTGTTCTTATAGATCCACAAGCTTTACAAAAAGCTCCATTAATTCCACTATCAGATGATGAGAACGTATTGTTAGTTTCTCCATTTGATGTAATAATGGTGTGGTAATGAATATTCATAGTGCATCATATGGAGGTGTAGATTGTACAGAAATAGTAAAATTAAGAGTCAGAAATGGTTCTTTGATTTTGCGTTCTGACAATAACATAATTGGTGATACAAATCATGGTAAGGTTAAATCATTAGTGATTAATATTGATGGTAAAGAATATAGCACTCCAGAGGGTGAATTATTTATATATCCTCCTTCTAATAATAAAAAGTTAGGTATATTCTATTCAAACAATACAAATCCACAGACTTTTCCTGCTATTAGAGCATCATTAAAAAGTATTGAAAAAGCAGCAAATGGTAAAGCAGACATATTAACTTGTATGTGGAACCATGATGCAGAAAATCCATTCACTGAATATATTGCATGGACTAAAACTTTTTCACACCTGAACCAACTATTGCAAATAATGCAATTGTTATATATAGCAAGAGAACTTAATCAGTATGAAACAGTTTCTTTCTTAGAACATGATGTTTTGTATCCAGAAGGATATTTTGATTATCCTGATATAGCACCAGGATCTGTAATTACAAATATGAATTACATGGGATTGAATAAAGATGGATGGCAAGGAGTTCCAGTTAAACATGAACCATTTCATCAAATGACAATGAGATTTGATGAAGCAATTGCACACTGTGAATCTATATTAGCAAATGCATTAGTTACGAACAGTGGATTAATTGAACCACAGATTCCAAAGATAACTAGATTAAAATGGGAATGTAAACATTCTGCAGTACACGTTAATCATGGAGGACACTTCACATCACATTTCAGTATATATTCAACTACTGATTTGAAAGAACATGATCCTTATTGGGGATACAGTAAAGATTATTTGAATCTATTCTATTAAATAAAAAAGCCCCTCTTAATAGAAGGGCTTTCTTTTTTTAAAAGACCAGTAGTCTTAGGTCCTAACGAACTAACATTAGGAGGGGCACATTAAATTATTTTGATAATCTCTTTTGCTTCATTGGTTGTTGAGGAGAAGTTCTGATAGCTTTATCATCCATAGACTTAGTCTTTGAAAAAGGTTTGTCCTTTTTAGGAATACCAACCTTTGGAGCTTTTCTTGGTGCTCCTGATTTCTTTGCTTTACCAGAAGTCATTATTTACAACCAGTTTTACATTTCTTCATTTTACCACCATTTTTAAAACCTGCACTTAATGCTGGTCTAGGTCCTGTACCAGCTCCATAAGCTTTATAATCTTTTGCTGCTTTATCTACAATAACGTTACCAGTTTGTGCTTTCTTAATTGTAGCACCTTTCTTAGCTTTTGTCATAGTTTTACCATTCTTAGCACCACCCATTTTAGTAGGTGCGTAAGGCATCCCTTTTCTTCCATTTGGGAAAGGAGGATTTCCAATTTCTCCACCTAGATTTTTAAATCTATCTTTTTTAGCCATAGGTTTTATGACTGTACTTTCTGCCTTTTTTGCAGGTTTTTGTTGTGACATAATATATTTATTTTTTAGTTGTTATAATCCAGGAGGAGGGGAGGGAGGACTAGGCTTCCCATTTTTGTTTAACAATTCCATTTTCTTAATGATTTATTGATTCTACTATTAGGATCTTTAGCTGTCTTAGCAGATGTATTTTTCTTCTTCATCCCAGACATTCTACTACAAAAAGATGCTCTACGTTTAGCATCTTTACTCCCAGCTTTAAGTTTGGAAGGTTTAGTCGTAACAGCTTTTTTGAGCTTGCTTCCTGGGTTTGCAGCTCTGTATGATGCTATTCCTTTAGCGTTTAATCCACCACTCTTACTTTTTCCTTCAGAGCGAGTCCATGCTGCTGTTGCCATTATTTATTAGTTTTAGCTTTAATTTTCTTCTCTTGTACAAGCATTTGCTTTGTAGGTTTCTTTCCACTTCCCTTATTCTTACGGATATTATCCCAAAGACCAGGTTTAGACATAGAACCATCAGCACGTTTAATCATTGCACCAGCTTTAGCTTTTTTAACAGGTCCACCGTTTTTTTTAATTTTAGGAGTGGTTGTTCGTAAAGAATCACTTGGTGTAACTCTTGATTTAAAGTTAGCTATTTTCATAGCTGTTGATTGATCAATAGATTTACCTTGATAACTTCTTTTGCCCTCAGGTCTATTTACTTGCTTAGTATAAGTGTAACCTTCATCATCTTTAGTGAAAGATTCTCCATCCTGAGCTTTCTTAACCACACCACCAGTTTTCAATGTGCTTCCTTTGAATGGACCCTTCTTCTTAATGAGAGGACCATCAGGAACCTTTGTTATATTCTTAGCCATTATTTCTTTTTGTTAGATTTAGCAATTTTTTTGAATGTAAGAGCTAGAGTCTTGGCTTTGCCTGTACAACCAGGTTTAGTGATTGGTGTACATTTACCTTCAGTTCCTCTACGTTTAATAGAAGCAGAAACTTTCTGCATCCACTTACCATCTTTAGCTACAGAACCACCAGATTTTAATTTTTTCTTAGGACGTTTGTCTGAAACACCTTCTTCATTACCTGAATTCCAAGCTTTATTACTAGATAGTCCTCTATATAATTCACTATTTTTTGGAGATTCAACACCAAAATCATAACCTTTTTTATACTCAGTACTATCTTTTTTAGTAGCATTAGAATTTATTCCACTATATGTAGGTTTATTTCTAATAGTACCTTTAACTTTAGGTTTTGCAACAGAAGTTTTGTCTACTTTTACACCAGTCTGAGCTTTCTTAAGCGTAGTCATTATTTATTGGACATTTTAGTTCCACATTTAGCCATCTTTGTAGCACCAAGTTGTTTGTCTTTGGTAAGAGAAGCTTTTCCTTTAGCACCAGTTAATGTTTTCTTTTGCACCTTTGTATATGCTCCTTTAGGATCTACAGGACCAACTCTTTTGTTGGAGGCTTTAAGTCCAGATAGACTTCCACCATTTTTCATTTTTAATTTTTCAGCTCTATTTTCTAATTTCTTTTTTGCAAAATCATCAGAAATTTTATTTAAAGCATCTAAGTTTATTTTTCTTTTTTTAACTAAAATTGAGTCATTTTTAGTTTTAACTGAATCTTGTTTGATACCAGCTTGTGCTTTTTTAATTGTTGCCATAGCGTTTAAATGTTATATTGGGTTTTACAATTAGATCCTTATGACAATATTGCCATAGCTCTCCAGTTTGATTAATAATAATTGTATAGATGGTATCAGTTTCATGTCCATAATCTGTAACAAGAAATATTACCCCCTCTCCCTTAGGTGTTATAACATCTAGTCTATTCTTTGGTTCGTATATTCTCATAGAGAAGAGCTTTTGTTTGAAAACAGCTGTTATTCGTCTCCCAACAGCTACGTTGTGTTATTCCATAACCTCAGCTTCTAGAGCTTCTGTAGGAGTGTCTGACACTTCCTTGATAACATCAGCTTCAACACCAGCTTTCATAATCTTCTCAATTGTTTCATTAGCTTGAGACATTAATTGAAAACGTGCGCCATCTTCTGATGCTAAATAAGATCTAACCATGTTAAGGAATAGACCAAACTCTTGTCCTGTTAACTCAAATCTGTCTTCAGGAGTCCATGTATACCTACTGTTAGGATTATACTCTGCCATAATGTAAAATGTTTAATTGGTTTATAATTGTAACAAATGTAGAAAGAATTTATTACACTTCCAAACTTATTTCAAAAGTTATTACACTTGATGTTTTAATACTCTTACTCATATCCACTCTAATGTTGAACATGTTACAAAACTTTAATACTTCTTCTATGAGCATATTGTTATACTTAGGAAGACTTGCTGCTATTCTGAATCTGTAAGAATCTGATAACTTTGTTATCTCTAGACTACATAGTTCATCAACAGAGCTTATTACACCTTCCAAATGAGCAAGAAATGTTTCATCATTATCTTGCATCAATTTTGGAAAATGTTTTTTATTTATTTGCATCTATAATAAGTATATTAATGATGTATCATTAGTTCTAGTACCTATCAACTTAGCTCTAAGTGTACCCATAGGTATTCTAAGTTTATCAGAAGCTTCTTTTCCAGAGTTAAATATCTCACCAGTAACTGTATTAATTACTTTTCTTGATCCTGGATTTAAACTTCCAATTCTTTTTTTATTTGATTCTGAAATTGCTAAACTTGTTTGTTTAAGTATTTTTAAACCTTTTCTACCATGTGACTTACCTTCATTAGACTCAGATATTTTTAGTTTAGTTTCTTTTGAAAGTACTCTACCTTTACTTGTTTCTTTTATTTTAGCTTTAGTTTCATCAGATACTTTTCTACCTAATGCTTTTTGTCTGATCTTTTCTTTTGTTTCAGCTGAATGAAAAAAGTAATTACTATCATTAACTAAAATATTGTTATATTCTGGTTTATATATTTTAATCCACTTATTTTCTCTAATTAATCTATTTTCAGGTATTGATATTTTTTCTACATGTAATAATACAAAATTTTCTTCTCCATATTTATTCCAAGCTGCTTGTAAATGTGAATTAGGATGCTTATTTGTATTAAGTAAATTTTGATGACTGTTAAATCTTTTCTTAACATTAATACTACTACCTATATAAATATGATTGTTTATATTATTCTGTATAATATATATTCCACAGTTTCTAAGTGTTTTTATTTTAAGCTCTCTTTCCTTAAGACCTTCTTTAGAATAAAATAATTCTTCTGTTTGCATATTGCTATGTTAGAGTTAATCTATATTTTATTTGTGCAATACTTCCACTTAAAGATTGACTGATGTTTTCTATATCAGGCATATTTGATAACTTTCCATATTCTTCAAGTTGTTTAGCAAACTCAATTACTTGAGTTGCTAATACAGTAGATGCCCCTGTAGAATAATCTTTTATAGAATCTATTTTAAAAGATTTAATTCTTTTACCTTGATAACCCATTATTTTTTCTACAATCTCATCTTTTAAAGAGAATAAAAGTTCATACATTTCTCCTAAAGCAGTGTGTTCAAATCCTCCAAAGGTTTGCCAATGGAGGAGATGTGCTTGTAAGTGAAAATAAGTTAGCTTCCCTGCAATAGTCTCTAATGTAAGACCAGAGCCTTTATCTCCCATCATTTCTTCTGGAAATAGTGATTTTAGTGCCATAATTTAAATATTAAAGTGCAGGCGTGGTTGTTGTAGTTGTTGTAGGAGCTACTGTAGTAGTTGTACTAGTTGTAGGTGCTGCTGTTGTTGTTGTGGTGGTAGTAGGTGTATAGTTACAACATTCGTATGCTGTAATTTCTTGCCATTTACCAACCTTTGGTTTACTTCTTCTTAGAACTAAACTTCCTGCTACAATTCTGCCAGATCCATCGAATCTTACATAGGCCTTAAGGTCTCTCTTGTTACTCATGATAATTGTTTTTGTTATTAATAATTAAGTTTATATTTTTGTTTTATGTTGTTAAGCTCGTTTGCATAGAACCATGTGCAGTACTTCTGTGATTCTATATTATTTAATACATCATCTAAGTGAGGATCTTTTGTAGGATCAGTTCCTTGATGATATTTTCCTTTGTAGAAACAAGGATATCCATTCATTGATACTCCTGTTATTCCTGCATTATGAAAGATAGGGTATGTTTCTAGTTTAGATATGGGATCTGTTGCCCATGTAAAATTTAATTCTTTTGTTACCTTACTTTGTTTATTAAAAAACCAAAGATTAAATTGCACTGCCCAAAGATCTGCACACCATGATTGTATGCCACTATTTTCATCTTTAAAAAGATCTTTATTTATTTGTTGAAGATACATTCTTATTTTAAGAACATCTGTTTCAACTTTTTTCCAAAAAGCAGCATCTATATCTTTTAGAATATATTGTACACCTCCTGTATTAGTATTATTGTCTACTACAATTTGTTTATCTATTCCAACTATAGCACAAACTCCTTTTAAAAAATCTATTGATCTAGCTTCTTCTAATTTTTCAGGAAGTACATCTTTATATTTACTCTCAAAGTATGAATAGTTTAAATAGGAATTAGCATCACTTACATAATTTATATCATCTTCTAATAAATGATTTATATTTAATGATTTTAACCAAAGAATATCACTATCTGTATATATAATAGTTTTATCCTGTAGTTCTGGAAAAGCTTCAAAATGTTGCCAAAGTATGTGAGGTCTTAATATAGGAATATAAGTTCCTAGAAATTGTTGAACCCCTTTATCTTCATAAACAAATATATTTAGCTTTGGATAGCAGTCTTTTAATTTATCCCAACTAGTATTATAAGCTCTTCCTATAGGATTGTATAATAGGATATGTATTTGTTCTTCTTTAAACCCTTGCTGTAAACAAGATTCTATATATAGATGATTTTGCCATACAAAGTATGTATCTGTAGGTTGACATGTAATTAAAATTGGTTTAGACATGGTTCCATATTTTGTTGTTAATAATGTATCCTATTAATGTTAATCCAACATTATATTTATAGGCAAGTTGTTTGTATGTAGTTTTTGTACTTTTATATTCTTTTCTAATATTTATAACTTGTTCTTCTGTTAACTTAGAGTTTTTATTACCACTACCTTTATAAGTTTTAGGATCTCTATGTATGTAAGAATGTTTTATATTATCACTTCTTGTGATCCATTCTAAATTATTTAAAGCATTGTTATGTTTATTGTGATCTATGTGATTAACTTCTATTAATCCTTTTGGGTTATCTAAAAAAGTTAAAGCAACTATTCTATGTGTAGTTAAAGATTTACATTTACCAAAACCATTGTATAATTTTACATGAAAATATCCACGATGGTCTTCAAATTGTGTTAATGTTTTTTGTTTCTTTAAATACTGATGTGTTGACAGTACAATAACTCTTTCAATAGTTCTAATGTTTCCTTGACTGCTTACTTCATAATAAGATTCATAATCTTTTACTGGTTTCCAAATTTCTATTTCCATATTAATGTTATTTATAATAACAAATGTAAAATAAATATTTGACATATCCTAACATCTGATTGATTATTTTTTACTATCTTTCATATGTAGTTGGTTTAATATTATAGATTTTACACTATGGTTGTAGTGGTGGTGGTAGTTGGAACTACAGTGGTGGTAGTACTAGTGGTGGTTGGGTAAACATTACCTTGTGATACCACTTTGATTAAATGATCTAATTGCTTTGATATATTCCAAAGTAAATTAGCTTCTGCTGATTGTCCGATTTGTTTAGCTGGTATTGCCATAATTGATTGTTTATTTGTTAGTTACAAAAATATAATAATTTTTGCAAACATTTATGATTATAAATAAATTAAAATAATCAAAAAGATTATCTTCCTTGTCCTCTATAAGCTTTAGGTCTTTCTTCTTTAGGACCATAAGATTTTTTATGTCTTCCTGACACTTTACTTCCAAAAACTATTTTTTTAGAAGAATCTGTTTTAACTTTTGCCATTGGTTTATATTATGTGGTTATTATTGTTACAGAATTATTAGCTTGAAGATATTGAATATCACCATCTGGCAATCCTCCATTACAAGTCATGAGAGCTGCTGGAATTGTTAGTGTAATATTTTGACCTGCTATACTGTCAAATACATGATCATATCCTGTAGTATTTCCCATATTTTCTAAACTTGGTAAGTAAATATTATATATTGGCATAGTATTATTAAAACCATAATTCCCTATAGAAACTAATTTAGGTAATAAAAATTGAACACCAGATCCTGCAAAAGTAAATGTACCTGCAGTTACTAAATTTGGAAAATTATAGTTAGGCACACCATCTATAGAGACAAAACAATAATCTCCTGCAGTTTGAAGTAAAGGTAATTTTAAAGTATTTATACTATTACATGAATTAAAAGCACTATCTCCTGCAGTTATAACTCCATTTAATATTACATAATTTAATGCATAACAATCTAAGAAAGCACCTCCTTCTAATACAGTTACTACTCCTGAAATATCTACTATTTCTAATACACTATCTTGTGAACCATTGTTAAAATAAAACAATTCATTTTTAATAGTTATATTAGTTGCTCCTATTAAACTAACTATATTTCCTGAAATACTTACACTTGTAAATGGTGTACCAAAAGTTGGCAAATCAAAGAAAGTATTCCAATCTGCTACATTACTAGCACTTCCAGATACTAAAACATCCGCATTAGCTATATCATCAAAGGTTATTTCAATAGTTTGTTCTGTATCACATGCTACATCATTGTAAATATCTAATGTTTTATTAGCAATATTTAAAGCTTGTTCTTCTGTAAGACCAGGTGTCCCTTGTTCTGTAGCCACTACTATTGTAATTATAGTTAAGTTATCAGAATTAAGTCCTTGTATACAATGATCATCATATTCTCCTAGGTTATCATATAATTGTGTAACTCCTGATATATCCCCATGAATTAAAATAATGTGATTTATAGAAGGATCTTCAAGTGCATTATCTACATTAGTTTTAACATAGGCGGTCCATCCTGGATGTGCTGTTGCTATATATACTGCATTTGTAGCATCACCATCTGATCCTAAACTTCCTGTAATACTAAATTCTGTAATATTAATATTATTTGCTGCTAATATAAACATACCAGGATACATATTAGTAAAATATGTACTTCCTGTACCAAAATAATCTGTTCCTGATGCTATATAACCATCTATAGAAGGATTAGTATAATTACATTCTATAAGGTAATCACCATTTTGAGAATGTGTATAAGGAATACTTAAATTATAATTTACATTATTTTCACTAATATCTGCATATAATTGTGTTAAATTAGTATTGAATAAATTACCACCATCATACATGTCACTACATCCATCATCTATATTAGTATATGGTCCTTCTAGATTAGTGTAATCACTAAAATAAATTATATTAGGAATAAGTGTGGTTACTTGTTCATAGCAAGAATTCATAGAATTAACAAATTGTGGTAAACTAAAACTAAATATAGTAGTAGTAGTTGTTGTGGTAGTAGGAGCTACGGTTGTAGTTGTAGTGGTAGTAGTAGGTGTAGCTGTTGAAGTAGTGGTGGTTGTAGTTAAACCACTTATAGGCATATCTGTATAACTCGTACAAGTTCCTGTAGCCATCACTCTTATTGTAGTTGCACCATCTGGAACAGGAGATAAATAATATCCTGCTAATAATGCCATTTTTGATATTCCTGATGCAATAGGAGTGACATTATCAAAATTTGAATAGATGTCAAATGTTGTTGTATTTATTCCTACTGCTGATAATGTTATTAATACTGTCATATTTTTATATATGTTAATTTATTATAATTGATTTTTTATATTATACAAGTTGTGTAACTGCGTTTACTTCATATAGATACATTGATGGATCAATAGCATACCAAGTTCCTATTGTTACAGGAATTTGTGTACTAACAAAACTACCTGTAACAGTTTGTGTTTCTACAGTAGTATAACTTGAGACAGCTCTTAAAGTTCTTTGTAAATCTAGTGTAAGCTGAACAGTACCTCCACCACCAGGAATTTGTGGACTTGAGTTAGCTGTTATTTGAATTTCATCACCTACCTGTAAATTATCTGGATATATATTACTAATTGAATTTAATCCATTATAATATTCAGTAGTTGATACTCCAGAATTTTGTTGTGCTGCAGCAACATCATATGTTATAACACCATCTCTTCTACGATTTATTTTAAAGTTTATAGATGTATATGTACCAACAACAGCGTGCCAATATAAAGCTACCCCTGGTGCAATATCTGGTGTAGTAGTGGTTGTAGTGCTTGTAGTGGTGGTACTACTAGTTGATGTAGACGTACTAGTAGAAGTTGATGTACTAGTACTCGATGATGTTGTAGTAGTACTCGATGATGATGTTGTAGTAGTTGTTATTGGAGCTGTAGTAGTGGTAGATGTTGTAGGTGGAACATCAACTGATGCTGTACCTGCTATTAAACAAGGATCATCATTAATTACTATATCAATTTGATTACCACATACACCCATAGATACCACTCTAATAATTGTTGCATCATTAGGAACAAATGGTGTTGTATATCCAGCTATCAAATCAGCAGCACTTATATCTGTGTCAAATGGCTGATCATAATCATCTGCATTTGAATAAAGATTAAAAGGACCTGCGTCACTTCCTACATTTGTTAATGTTATTAATGTTGTCATTATTATATATTTTATATTATTTAATCTTTTATTAATCTTACAGACCTACCATATGAAGTATTACCAAAATTCCATTGAATATCTCCATTTAAATATAATAGAGTACGAGAAGATAAATAATTAATATTTCCAGTGGCACTCCACCAATACCCATAATTTTGGATAAATGCAAAAAGTCCTGTGTAATCTCTATATCCTCCTGCCAAGGCAGTGAAACCAGTTTCATTTGTTACTAAATAACTAGTACTTGACCAATGACATTTTCCAACTTCTTTTAATTTAACCCCTACGTTATAAACTGTACCTGCAAAAGTAGGAACATTTCCACCTATGTAGGTTGTCAATGCAATCCACTCAGAATCAGTAGGGATGTGATAACCAATAGGAGCTAAGCCTCTTGGGTTATTAACAGCGTACCCATTATAAAGTTTTCCATAAACTGCCCCATTTAAAGGGTCATTATCGTAATAGCACCACGCACCTTCAGTTAAGGCAGCCCATTGTTGGTCTGTGTAACTACTTGCGTCAATGAGTGGTGTTCCATCTCTATATGTTGTTACATCTAAATTACAAACTGTCCATATTTGTGTACCAATAGTTACTTCTGTTCCTGATATACAATTTGCACAAATAGTTGTTGTGGTTGTTGTTGTTGTTGGTGGTAATGTAGTGGTAGTAGTGGTTGTGCTACTACTAGTGGAAGTGCTTGTTGAGGTACTAGTAGAAGTAGAAGTACTAGTAGATGTAGAAGTACTAGTTGAACTACTTGTAGTTGTTGTGGTTGGAGATAATGTAGTTGTTCTAGTTGTAGTAAAACAACTAGTGGGATAGTAAACAGTTACTATTTCATATATCTCATCACATCTTCTCATTATATAGTTTTAAGCTCAAAATGCATCCCATCGACTCTACCAGTCCAATTTCCCCCCCAATTAAATCCTGCTACAACAAAACAATTCACAAACTCTTTTGATAAAGTTGGTGTCATGTTTAATTGATTCCAAGCAGCGTTCACATCAATAGCAATTCCCCAGGAATGTAAAGACATCGATTTAAGTCCTCTCTTCTTACGAATGTTAAAACATCCATCCCAAGTTTTTAATTCTTTAACACATCCTGTAGATATAAGATTTTTAAAAGCTTTTGTCAATGGTAGGATCATATCTTTATTACAATATAATCTTTTAGGAATTACACCTATTTCTAATTCTTTTGGTACATCCCATAACACCATTGAAGATTCTTTAGTTGGATCACCGTATTTCTTTAAAGCTTGTGCACTTGTTACCATTGGTTTGTTTTATTTAATTGTATACTCTTATTTCTATTGAATCTGGTTGCCCTTGTGAATCTATATAACTACCATCATAATAATTAAAAGTCATCCAGACTGTATTAGAATCATTTCTTTTTAAACCACCATATCCTGTAGCTCCCTCTAAGCCGTCATGTGTATAAAAACACGCAGTTTTACCAGCGGTAAATGCACCGTTTAAAGTACCTATGTAATTTCCAATACTATCTCTGGTCCAAGTAACTGTTCCGCCTAATGTGTTTTCCAATATAGTAGGAACTGGAGCTGTTTCACCAGTCTGTGTTAACAAAGCTGTATACACTTTATATGTTAACCCAGAAGGACTATCAGCTATTAAATCTGTTATATATCTTGTTAAATTGAACTCACCTTTAAATCCTGTCTTTTTCTCAAGCCATAGACCTGCTTTTATAAATATGCTCATAGTTAATCTATTTCTGTGTTTGAATTTTTATTTGCCACCATAGTTGAATATGTGGTGAGTGATAGGAGAGCAGCTATAAGAGCAGCCTCTAGTCCTAGTAACATAGCTACATCAGAATATGATTTACCTATTTCCCAGTTATGTATTGTATGTGATATGTTCTTTATTAAATCAATAGAAAAAGCCAACGATAAGATCTTGCGTATAGATATCTTACTGTTGGTCCCTAACCATAATGGTTCTATGTATTTAAATAGTTTTATTG